GGGCGCTGAGAATTTTGAAGCAATACCGATGGTTGTATGTGATAATTACCTTGCCAGTAATTTCACGCTCTATGATCTCTTTGATCAGCTTTATGCGGGGGTTCGCGGTGGGAGAGATCAGTTCGCTGACTGTACCATCTTCCTTAATAATAAACCCGCATGCTATTTGTGCGAGCTTAATGTATTTGGTGATGGCAGCTTCGACACTTACGTCTTCACCATTCTCGAGCCAAAGAACGAACTCTTGCTCCATTTGCCGGTATTGTTGGCGCATGAGCGGGGTCATCTCGTATTCACGTTGGGTGTACAGTTTCGGCGGCAAATCAGTCCACTCCGTTTTGGTAGCCCGGAAGATCGCGTGATTCACTAACTCCGAAAGGATGTCTTCATTTTGAGCCCCAATCACCTTTTTATTCATATAGCCGCCCATCCGACAAAAGGCCGTCTTGAAGGAATAATAATTTTTACCATCGAGGAGACCGATCGCGCGCATTTGACCCCAAAGATCGTGGGGGCCTTGCGTGATTGGCTTTCCACTAAGGACGCGACGGAAGTTGAAGTGTTTAGCAAGGATGAGAGCGCTTTGGGTTTGCTCCGACTTGTTGTTTTTAAGCTGAATGCTCTCGTCAAATACGATGAAACAGGGCCGATTCTGTATGAACTTGAAGATGTAATCCTGAACACGCTCCGATCGTATCGCCTCGTAATTCACTATGAGAACTGGTGGCCGGTTGAACGGCCCACGGGCGAAGCGAGCGTTATCGTAATCGTTGCCACTATGGAACACGTGAGTGGTGACTTCTAGGTTATGCTTGATTGCTTCGTCAACCCAGCCGCCCTTGAATGAGTTGGGGCATACCACCACCATTCGGTGAGCTTTCCCCTGATTCACTTTGTCGAGGAAGTCCATGTAGGCGACAAGGGTCTTTCCTAAGCCCATTTCCATATAATAAGCATAGCCCGCCTTTTGCGACCCCGCTGTAAGGGCTGCCTGTTGAACACTCAGTAATTCCATCATTTATCTCCAGCCTCTGTAAGTGCGCCAGGCTTTTCTCGCTCGATCGTACTTGCCAACTGCTATTCCATAGGAACGCCTCTGTTCGGCAGTCGGAGGCCAGGGCAGCGAGCGTTCTGCTTCCAGCTGCCGCTGTCGGCCTTCGAATACAACGCGCAAGCGACGCTTTCTAGTTTCTGATCGGATATCCATTACCTGTCTCCTAGCCGATCTCCATTATAACATGGCCCCGCGCCCGCGTCAAGTATATTTTCACCGCCACTTATAATCCCGCAGCATTGGTTTCATACCACGCATCTCTTCGAGCACCTTTGACAGATGCGTGGCGTAGTGTTCTGCGGCGAACGCGTGGATTATACCATAAAGCTCCAGCCTATAATCCTCTATATATTTGTTTCCTAGTGCCGATTCCATCGTCAAAAACCAGTACCATTCCAACCGATCGGCTAGCTTCACTACATTCTTGATCGAGGATGGTGGATCGGACCGGATAGGAATAATATCCTCATGCTCCCTTTCGGCGAGCTTCCCGTTAAAGTAACGCTTCACCGTGGACGGAACGTCACCGCTCACCGCCTCGAAATCATCGTGATGGAGGGCATATTGGGAAATTTCAAACAAGACCAGATCGTCGTTAAAATCGAGCCATTCCTTAGCGATGCGAACAGCTATCCGCTCCACATTGAAACAATGCTCCGCCACGGATTGTTGTTGAATCGTGTGAACGATTGACCACCGCTTTATCACCGAAAGACGGTGGTCCATTTCGCTGAAGATCATTCGCCGCGCTCCACTACCATTGATGCAATGATGAGGGCGAAGTTCGCCACATCGGCTGCTTCGAGCAGAATCTCGACCATGTTCCCCCTAGCGACGGATTCGACCAACTCGTCTCTTTCAGCTTCGAGTTTCTCCAAGATATCTTCCAGATTAAGCTTCTCCCATCTGCCTTTATGTGAATTTTTGCCGAGCTTGTAGACCATAGCCTCAAGGAATCGGCGAATGTCATCACGGTACGGCTCCGCTTCAATAGGCAATCTGATCAGGAGGGGCCTTGATATTGGCGGCATTTGGCCCGTGACCTTCGATGATTCGGTAGGGCGGGACTCCGAATGGGCGATTCGCTTTGAGGTCATCAAGAAACTCCTTTTGGTGGTCAGGTGGCAAGTAGTTGAGGAAGTTAACAAACACAAAGTCAGGATAGTTGGCCCACAACGCCGCACTGAACTGTTCCAGACTAAACGTAGCCACGCGCCGAACTCGTTGCGTTACCGTGGTAAGTTCAGGCTCTACGCCTAACGCCTCCCACGTTATTTCGTCTTGATCGGGGTACCAATCGCCCGACGAGAACCCATCCACGTTGCCTACCCGGATCGGAAAAGTACGGATGCACATATAAACGCGTTTAACGGCGTGCGGCGGGAGTCCAGCATCGGATAGACCCTGCGCCACCGTGCACTCGCGGGATGTTACCTTCGGGTAAAATGGCTGGTTGATTCCCAGCGAAAAGCCCTGGGCTACTTCCATAATATACGGCCGATCCTCGGGCTTCAACCGATGATTTAGTGTCTGAATATTCTGGGGTATATCCTCCATATATTCCCACTTACCCCAGATGGCTTCGGGATCGCGCTTGATTTTTCGCGCCAGAGCCGCGCCCGTTCCAGATCTAGTTCCTGCCACTTCAGCAATAGTGCCTCTATTTTCCTCGATTACATCTTCATCCGATATAATCGCGGCGTTGGGATGGACTAGGACGTGCACTTTCGGATATCTGCGTGCCTCCTCGAATAAAGTGGGGAGATGGATTACCGCCCCCGCCGAAAGGTAGGCATAGAATCCCCGGTTGGTCAGCAGGGTCATCGCTACCGCGAACGACGGCAGCTGTTTATTCACGTGCTTTTCGCCGCTGTGATAGAACGTGTGGCCGGAGTTCGGCCCGCCCGAATAGATGGACCCCTCGATATTTAGATGGCTGTCGTGGGCTTGCTTCGCCAACCAATAAGCGAACGCCCCCTTCCCGGTGGAACCGAACTGACCGTCAACTATGGCATGGATTCCGGTATTATTAAACAGGGTCGTCATTTTTCTTCCTCTTTCGGCGCTGTGTCGTCTAATTGCAGCATCCCAGCCAGTGCGGAATACCCGGTACCGTCTACGAAGTTGTCGCGGTTTTGGGGATTCCCATAAACTGCCCGTGCCTGCTTGAGCTGAACCATCATCTGCGCCACATCGACCGGGCGCAATTCTACTTTGATTTCTTCTAAATGCCGCGCGTAATGCGCGTGCCGAATATAAACCGACCATAGATCGGCTATCATCTGGAACGAATTTTCAGGCGACCCGTGAACCCCCGGTCGCCCCTTTACGACTGTCTGCCCCGCCTCAAGTATAATATTTTTGGCTACTTCGATGTTATTGCTCAATGCTCACTCCTGTTGCAAAGTATCCGGATTGTTCGACATGATGGCGTAATATGTGACAATTGGCGCACACTATTACACACTTGGCTAGTTCAGTCTTGATGAATTCCCACGATCTTATTTGTTGAGCCATATCTTTAATTTTTAGTATTTTTGGGTGACGTGGCTGAATGTGATGAAATTGTAGTAATAAAGGATTAGATATACCGCAATCAGCACACTTACCTGTACGAATAATATCATCGATAAATTTACGCCGCTTGATCTTTTCGGAATTTCGATATGCGTTATCGCCAGCCATTATTGCCTCAATCGACCGTGGTAGAATTGGATTAGCTGATCGTGGAACGTCATATCGCTCGTTGTCACCGAAAAGCAGTCCTTAATTTCCGCGTGGTTGGTAGCTTCGTGGAAATACACCACATCGTCCTTGAACCCGATCAGGATTCCGAACATGTGCATTCCGCCTATTTCGTTGATGCGCTTCATTTCGATGAATTGACGATCGGTGGGGCGAAACACGTTACCTTTGATCTTCTTAACCTCGGCAAAGAACACTGGGTACCCTTTAGGCACGAGAATGGTGTCCAGAATGCCGACGCCATATTTATCTTCGATCCGTCGCGCGTAACCCCCCGCTTTGCGAATCGAGGCGACCATCATTGTCTTCATTATGCTTTCGGTGATGCTCATTCGTCAGCCCTAAAGTCGAACGCCTTTTTGAACCACCAATCGGATACTTGGAACATAAAATTCCCCTCCGTATCAGTGGGTTCCATGTTGATTGTCACCTTCTCCGATTTGGGCAGGAAATAAAGGTGGTGCCCGTCTTCCACGGGGAGGGTGAATTCGATCAGGCGGGACTTTTCGCTCTGCCATTTGATTTTACCCTCCAATTCGTGAGTAACAACTTCTCTCGAGTATGCCATCTTAGTCTCCATTATAGCACGGCAGCGCTACCGTGTCAAGGGGTACTTAGTCATCGAACTGATCTAGCTTGGAACCATAACTCGCCTGAGCCCAGTCGGTTCCACCGCCTAATCCAAACGGGATGGGGACTTTTAGCTTAAACTCGTTGGCGACATTCTCGAGGATTCGTACTAGCTCGGAAGTGTCAAAGTCTGGCTGGCGCTGCCAGAGCATGGAATCATGAATCGATAGGAGCATTTGAATCTTGTCGGGGTGCGCATCTTCAAATTGGCAAGCTCTAAGCATACAAGTCTTAATGTGATCTCCTCCAGAGTTCTGAACGATTCGGCTGACAGCTCGATATCCGAATTTAGGGGAGTCGCAATGAGCAACCCGTCCGAGAATGGATCGCACGTAACCCCGACGCCGGTAAACTGATACGGCTGTATTTTGAAATTCCCGTATCGCCGGGAACGCCGAGTGGAGGAATAAGTTGTGGAGGATTTCCGCTTCTTCATATTTGCACCTCATATGCACCGAAAGAGTGCGGACAGACATCATAGTAAGCATGCCCATCCCTAATCGTTTGGCCTTTTCTCGATCGTTGAGTCCGAGCACCTCATTAGCTCGGTCATGCATATCGAACTCACCGGTTGTATACCCGTGAACCAAGGCTGAATCTTCTGAGTAATGCGTGAATAGACGAGGCTCTTGCTGTTTAGCGTCGGCCTCTTCGATAAGCATTCCTGGATCAGGAATGACCAATCGTCGAACAATGCGCCCAATCTCAATACGTCGCTTCGGGATAGCCTGCAAGTTCGGCTCGGAGCATGAAAGTCGTGCTCCAGCGACTCCATAATCATCTGACTTAGACTGGTGGAGAATGGGGTGGACGCGTCCATTAAGGTTATTGGTGTCAATGAGCGGAGCGACGAACGCATCACGGGCCTTCTCCAGGCGTCGAACAGATAGTATCGCATCGCCGATTTCATTATTCTCTAACCACCCCTCGGTGAAACTAGGTGCACCCTTTTCGGTGCGGTTGAACATGCTGTCGGTGTTCTTCC